GCTCTTTTGCCCAGCCGTCAGTACAACAAGGTGCTTACAACGCTGAGTTTGACCTCAAGTTGATGATTTCTCCCGTGCCGTTCCTCGGTATGGAAGGTGTTGCTCAACAAGACGCTGCAATCATTCCATTGATTGAAGCACGTATGAATGACGCAACCAACGTGATGATGGATGCAATGGCAACAGCCTTGTACAACAACACCACAAACAACCAACAGTTTATTGGTCTCCCCGCAGCGGTGGATGACGGTACTGGTGGTGCAACATACCAGACTACTTACGGTAATATCAACCGTAGCACCTACACATGGTGGCAGTCAAAGGTTTACAACGCAGGATACGTAAACCCAACTCGTCAAAACATTCTCCAATACATTTCTGGAACAGTTAAGCGTGGCGCTGAAATGCCTAGCTTTGGTGTTTGCGGATTTGGTACTTGGACACTATTGGCTCAAGATTTTGTAGGTCAAGAGCAATACGTTATCACCCCAGGCTCAGGCTTTGACGGTGACAACAACGGTCCTCAAGCAGCTTTCAGAGCATTGATGGTTGCTGGTGTACCAATCTATCCAGACCCATATTGCCCAGAAGGTACTGTGTACTTCCTGAACACTAACTACCTCAGCCTCTATATCCACGAGCAAGGTTCATTTGTGTTCACAGGATTTGAGTCCACACTCCCGAACTGGCAAATTGGTTACGTAGGTGCTGTTCTTATGATTGCTGAGTTGGTGTCTGTCAAGCCCAAGTCAATGTCTAAGATTAACAACTACAACTACCTCTCACTGTAAGGAGCACAATAATGTCATTAGCATTAAACAAAATCATCCTTGCAAATGCAACAGCGAACACGCCTGGTGCGTACTTCACTTTTGCTAACATTTCAGCAACAACCACAGGTAACGTTATCCCCGCAGGAACATATTTGATTCCTGGTACAGCTAACGTTTTCATCACTGTAGCTACTGCCGTTAATGCAACAAGTGGAAACATCACGGCTGTTTCTAACTTGTACGCAATTAACACAGGCGGTATGGTTATTTCTGACGGTGTTAACGTATTTGCAAACGCTACTACCAACGTTGCCAACATTACTGTGTTGACAGTTGAAGGTGGTCAGAACGTTTCTGGTACTTATAACAACGTTTAAGGAGTAAACAATGGCTAATCCCGATTCAGTCAGTCAGTTTTACCTGGATTCATTTGGGAATGGTCGCATTGGTTCTGCTCAAGTAGTATCACTCGCAACGGTAGGTAACGTAACAGCTACGATACCGTTGTTGAATGGTGGTTTGACAAATAGCGGAAACGTTACAGGTTCTGGTGCAGTTATTGTCCGTAGAATTACGGTAAATAACCCAACTGGTGCTGTTTCTTCCGCTTACGTCACTATTACAACAAGTAACGATGGCAATGCTTCTAACGCAGTTGTTGCTAACGTGGCTTTGTCTAATATGACCGCTACAGGCAGATACCAAGACTTAACCATTGCTCAACCATACCTGTCAAACACAGTAGTTTCTGGTTCAATTACTCAGGCTTTGTACGTTAACGTAACAACAGCTTCTGGTAATTCAAACACAGTTAACTTCCAAGTTTACGGTGACGTTGTTTCTTTCTAATGGAAACCGTATTTGTCACGAATCGTAGCAACACCGAACTGACCATAGGTTATGACGGTGTTGTCTACGAGTTTAAGCGTAATGAGTCTGTAGAGATTCCACTAGGTGGAGCAGTACAACTCTTTGGTTACGGCTTAGACGATAGAGAACACATTTTGGTTCGGCACGGGTGGATTCACACTCATGCGGAACTTGAGGAAAGTTTAAAAAAGCTAGACCAGTTTGAAATAACAACTGTGAAGCCAGGAAAAAACAGCTCGTTACCCTCGGCTGTAGGAGTTGTACCCCTTCGGGTTGAAAAATCCGTTGGGGGGAAATCCTCTGAAAGACGGGTAGCTTAACTATGGATGCTTCATGCCAACGCTCAATGATTACCTTTATCAAGTTGAAAATCTGTTGCATGACTCCAACAATAACTTTTGGTCGCAGTCTCAGTTAACAAATTACATTAACGAGGCTAGAGAAAGATTAGTTAGAGACACAGGATGCTTGCGGACGGTACAAACTACGTCCACGCCTATTACATCCTCTAACCCGTACAACAGCACAAACACAAATCAAACACCCGCAACTCCGTGGGTGGCAAACACTGCTGTGACTGCGGGGCAATATGTTTTTAGCAACGTCTACATTTACCAGTACCAGACTTCGGGAACTTCTGGGTCATCAGCACCTCCGTACCCTACTGGCGCTAACGTTTTTCCCCCATCTACTGCTTTTGCAGACGGTACAGCAACTTTGCTCTTTGTGCAAAACGCTGAGATTATTCCCTTCCAGGCGTTGCCTAATGCAATTAATACGATTGACATTCTTGGTATTAATCTTTACTGGGGTAACAGTCGTATACCTATGCGTTACCTTCCTTGGTCTGACTTCACTGCTCAGTTACGCTATTGGCAAAATTACATAGGTAGACCTATTTGCTTCTCTGTATACGGTCAGCAACAGATTTATATTGCGCCTATACCTGACCAGTCTTACTACATTGAGTTAGATACTGTCATTTTGCCGACAGCTCTGTCTCTGAGTACACCAACAGCCGTAGACCAGATATTAGACCCGTGGTCAACCTGTGCACAGTATTACGCAGCCTACAAAGCTAAGTTTTACGAGCAATCTTACGGTGAAGCCGAGATATTTAAGCAAGAATATAACAAACACGTCTTGAACGTACTCAACAGTACCTATACAAGAAGGATTCCGAACCCCTATAGTAGTGGAGGTTAGGAATGGCAGCAGCAGAGCAAAAGAAAAGCTATGCGGTTATTAAACTATTCAAGGGAATTGACACCAAAGCCAACCGCACGGCAATCGAGAAAGATGAGTTTTACTGGCTAGAGAACGCTATGCCCGTTGGTTCGGGTAATTTGCGTATTACGCCTCAATCCACAACTGTCAGTAATTCGTCAGGTAACGCTGTAGTTTTTTCCAACACTGTCACTTATTTGACAAGTGCAAATATTACAGATGATTACTTAGTTGCGTCTCAAATTGACGGGTCAATGCAGTATTTTGACTTGACTAGCTTAACTAAAGGCAATATTGCTGCTGCTGGTACGTTTTCTGCTTCTGGTGTAGCAGCTACACAATATCAAAACACCAATTTGTACATTGGAGACCCTGTAAAAGGTCTTTATGAGTGGGATGGCGGTAACTTAGTCGCCATAGGTTCTATAGGTGTTATTGCAATTACCAACCCTGGAGCTGGATACACGGGTGTTCCTGACGTTGTAATTGGCGCACCTAATCAGACAGGCGGTGTACAAGCTACTGCGGTGGCTACAGTCAGTACAGCCAATACAGTTAGCTATATATCGCTTACAAATGCGGGTTCTGGGTACACGTCACCCCCATCCATCACAATTAAAGGCGGGGGAGCATCCACAAACGCCACGGCTATTTGCCAGTTAACAACCTTCGCAACGGGTACAGTCTCTGTTTTAATCAATTCTGGGGGCTTTGGATACGGTGCTAATGGCTCTTTTTACGTCACATTTAGCGGTGGTGGCGGGTCAGGCGCTAACGGTACTGCAATTGTCTCTGGTAACGCTGTAACCCAGGTTATTATGAATAATCCTGGCTCTGGATACACTTCAGCGCCTACTGTGAGCTTTGCAAACGGGTATACAGCCAACGTAACGGCAAATGCAACGGCTACTGCTATTGTCAACACCAACGGAATTGTGGATGTAGCCACATTCTCAGGACGTGTTTGGGTGGCAGCAGGGCGTACAGTTTATGCGTCTAGTGCGGTTAGCCCAACAGACTTTAGTTCTGTGTCTGCTGTAGCGTTTAATTTAACGGATTCAACCCTACACGGCAATATTCAGGCTATTTTGTCAGCCAATAACTTCTTGTACATCTTTGGTGACGACAGTATTAACGTATTTAGTAATTTACAGGTTACTTCTACAGGAAGTACCGTATTTACCAATACAAACGTCTCTGCGTCTATTGGTTCTAAACGAATTTATGCCATATTCCCGTATTTCAGGTCTGTTTTGTTCCTGAACGACTATGGTGTGTACGCACTTGTGGGTTCTACAACCACCAAGATTAGTGACCCACTAGACGGTATTTTCCCGTACATAGACTTTACAAAGCCAATTACAGCTGGTCAGGCGTTGCTCAATAATATTTTGTGTGCAGTGTTTAATTTTTACGTTACTAGCGGATGTCCGTTTGGATACGGTGGTTCTCGGTACATCCAAGCCGTGTTTTTTGAGAAAAAATGGTTTATTACGTATCAAGGACAAATTCCTTATGTTACTTCTGCCCCTATAGGTGGAAAAGTAAACCTTTACGGTACAAATACGTCTAATGCGCTATATCAGTTTTACAACAATTCAACGACTAATATTGCAAGTTACATTCAGACGGCTTTGCAAGATATGGGCGACCCTATCAGGACCAAGCAAGCGTTAAAATTTGCAGTAGAAGCCACGTTAACAGCGGGTGGACAGTTCAATGTGACGGTGGATTCTGAGCAAGGAGCTAGTCCAGCGTACACATTGTCTGACACTGGAGTTTCTTGGCTAAATAACAATTCTCAGGTAATATCATGGGTAAATAACAGTAGTGCTGTTATACAGTGGTTGTTATCCACAGGGTATTACTTGTATAAATCGGATGCCTCGCAGTACGGTAAGTATTTGGGACTCACCATGACTTCCAATAATGCGGGTTTTGTAGTAAATACGTTTGAGTTTGAACACGAATTAAGAGTGAGGTTCTAATATGTCTGGTGTACCCTATACTTTCGGTAACGCAACAACATCTATTCCTTTGTCGCAGTTAGATGTTAACTTTGCTACAAACGCAACGCTTGGTAATGCGTCTGTAAGTCTTGGTAATACAACGACTACTGTTGGCAACTTGACTGTTTCTAACGTCACTATTAACGGATTATCTGGTGGTGGAGCTAATGGTGTTATTTACATCAACAGTAGCAACGTAGCTACTGCAAACGCATCTGTTTTGGCTTTAGATGGTAACGGTAATTTAGGATTAGGAACTACGCCTAGTTCTTGGGGTAGCGGTAGACTAGCTATTGAAATGAATTCTTCTATTGCCGCATATCTTGTAAATAACAATACTGGGTCATTACAATTACAAAACAATAGCTATTACAACGGAAGTGTAAGTGTTGCAAAAGTAACTGGCGCTGGTTCTTCTTATATCCAATCTCAAGGTTCGCATTATTGGTACACAATTGCCTCGGTATCTGCTGGTGCTACACAAACTTATACCCAAGCAATGACACTAGATAATAGTGGTAATTTGTTGGTTGGGGCAACTGCAACAGGAACAACTTTAAGGGTTTATGGCGGTACAACTACTGGCGCAATTTGTAGGGTAGGTGCAAATGCTTCGACTTTTAACCCATTTCAATTTGTTTATGATAGTTCAGGCGGTGGTTCTACTTCTGGTACACAAGTAGGGACTATTAGTTGTACAACATCTTCTACCGCATACAACACATCTTCAGATGCAAGGCTTAAAAATTTAATTGGCGTAGCAACTGATACTTCAGTAATTGACAATATTGTTGTTAATGATTTTACTTGGAAAGTAGATGGCTCAACTGACAGGGGTGTATTTGCACAAGATGCAATTCATATAAAGCCAAGTGCTATACATCAAGGTAAAGATGACTTGGATGAACATGGTTTGCCAACAACCCCTTGGGGCGTAGATTATTCCAAGTTTGTACCAGACCTAATTGTTTACTGCCAACAACTTAAAAAACAAGTAACAGAACTATCAGCAAAAGTAACAGCTCTCGAAGCTAAAGTTGGCGTATGAACAAACTAATCACACTCCTAAAAACAAAGTCTGTTCAGCACGCTCTGTTGATTGCTGTACTCAGCGTATTACAAGGGTTTGTGTTTGAATTACCTCTTACGCCTGTAGAGCAAATGATTGCAGGAATTGTTCTGGCAGTGTTTATTGTTTTATACAAAGATGAAGTGAGTACAACATGAGTGTAAGCGCCCCATTCTCCCCTTGCGGTAACACGGTAGTCATCACGGCTACTACAACTGCTCCTGCTCCTGTACAAGTATCGTCTGCAACACTAGGCGGTAACCAGTACCGTATTATCAATAGCGGTTCTGTGACTGTTATTTTGGGATATGGTCAGACTTCTGCGTTAGCGTCTTCTGGTGCTGTTGTACCAACAAGTACGCAGTCTAATTGCTTGCCACTATTGCCAGGTACAGACGAGATTATTACGTTTGTGCCTAATGCTTACTTTACTGCAAATGCTACAACTGCAAATGCAACGATATACATAACCCCAGGCGACGGGGATTGATACTAAAGGATTACAATGTTAAAGACCGTAAGTAGTTCAAGTGGTGGTAATTCAGGGTTTCCAATCACACTAGGTAATACTGTTATTACCGCTAGTAGCACTACTACGACTTTATCTAACTTGACTCTCAACAACGTAACAATTAGCAGTGGTTCTGTATTTGATAATGTAACAACAGCCAATTCTTTTGTTGGAACAGGAAATATATTTTCAAGTTCAAGTGCTGGTGTATTTTCTTATGGAAATCTATCTTATTCAGACACAGGCGTTATTGCTTCTTATGCGTCAAATGATAATAGCTATATACAAATAGTTGTACAAAATTTAAGCAACGGTAATCAAGCATCTACTGACTTTGCCGTTGTTAATGATACTGGTACTGCTTACGGTGACTTTGGAATTACATCTAGCACTTACTCTGGGACTGGAAGGTTTTACAACGCTAATGTTGTTTACGCTTATTCTGGTAACGTAGATTTAGTTATTGGTACTATTACTAATAATGCTGTTCACTTTGTAGGAAATAACGCAACAACAGATGCAATGACGTTAAATGGTAATAACACCATTACGATTAACGCATTAGGTGCAACATTCCCAAATAGTTATTTATCTAACAGTACAGCAACATTGGGCAACGCAACCATAACTCTTGGTAGCACGACCTCTACTGTAGGTAATTTGACACTAGGAAATGCGGTTGTTACTAGCGGAAACATTACGGCTAATTTATCGGGTTCAACAATACCTGCAGCAAACATTACTGGTATTTTGCCTGTACCTAATGGTGGTACGGGTATTGGCTCATTGTCTTCTGGTTCGTTTATTGTTGGAAATGGCACAGGTGCGCTGACAACAGGCGCTTTTGGAGTTAACGCTAACGGTGCTCTAACAATTACAGGAAGTGCAGGGTCTAACAGTCAAGTTCTTATCTCTACTGGAGGTGGTACTTTAAACCAGTTTTCAAACACATTGTCTAGCATAAGCATAAGCAATGTAACGATTAGCAGTGGAACAATTAACGTACAAGCAACCAATCACACTGCAACAACCAACGCTAATGCCACGATGTCTACGGCTAGTATCCCACTTGTTCCGCAAGGATATATGCTTTTTGATTTAAATGGCACTGTCGTAAAAGTACCTTACTATGCTGTCTAACATGGAATTACAACAATTATTTGATATTGTGGTCACAGTTGCAGGATTCCTTGCAGGATGGGTGCTGAACAACATCACAAAGACGATAGAAAGATTGGATAACGATGTTCGTGAAACTCAACGTAGTTATGTGACAAAAGAAGACTATCACAGAGATATTGATGAGATTAAAGATATTTGTAAGCAAATTTTCAACAAGCTAGATAACAAAGCAGATAAGGCAGGGTAAATCTATTAATCAAGACGACTTAGCCTACGTAGAATTTGGGGATGTCCAAGGTCTCGGTAGGCTTGCGTTTGAAAACTATTTGCAACACGAACTGTTCTATCAAACACTCAACAGTCGTGGGATTGTTACTCCTTTTTACCCTATAGAAGAAATAGACCCGTCTAACATTGACGACTGGCTACTTATCCACAACCAGATGCACGAGTCATTAGCGTCTATTCTGAGGCTCAACAACCCGTTTCAGTTGCTAGACGCTGACTTTAACGTTGAAGATGATTTTTATGATTGGCTAGGTGTACACCAAGATATTCACCAGCAGATAGCACAAGCGTTAGGAGTCGTGTAATGGCTAAGATGAGCACACAAGATATTCTGGCAAAGAGCCTAGCTCGTAGCGGTCAAGACCCTAAAAAAGTACACGGTGCGATGTCTCATCTTGTCCAGACTGACCCTAAATTTAGAGTTATGCGGTCAGGAAACACTCTTTTTTCCTATTACAACAAAGGTAATGGAGTTGCTGACGTTGCAATGGATACTGCTGCTACGCCACAAGAGTTGGTCAAAGACGTAAAAGAATTTGCTAAAGCTATGAAAGTTGCAAAGTTCCATCAAGGAAGATTTTACATGGCTAACCCACAAATAGAGAGAGTTCTCAAGATGGCTGGTTTGCAGTACAAGTTGCAACCTATGCCTGGTGGTCAGATGTCTGTCGTGGTGGAGGTCTAATGAGTAACGCAGTACAAAGTTTAGGCAATGACGTAACAAAAGCAGTCAATGCTATTGGTGACGTTGGTCAAGCCATTATTGACAATCCTTTACCCGTCATAGAAACAGTAGCGTTAACCTACGCACTTGGTCCAGAAGGCGCTGCTCTATCAAGCACTATCGGTGCTCCTGCAACTGCTGCTGTGTCTGCTGCTGCGGTAGAGGCTGCTAACGGTGGTAATGTAAACCAGATAGCAACGGCTGCTGCCAGTGCTGGAGTAGGCTCTGAAGTGGCTAGTTTAGTTGCGCCTGTTACAACGCCTATAGAAGGCGCAGCTGCGGGTAGTACAAGCCCTGTAGCCTCTGCTGCGGGTGGTGCAGCAGGAGGAGCAACAAGAGCTGCGCTTACAGGACAAGATATTGGGAAAGGGGCGCTAACGGGAGGAGTGGTTTCTGGAGGTGCTGCACTAGGTGCTCAAGAAGTGTCTGCTCTAACCTCGCCTGGACCTATGTCAGGCACAGGATTGACCGTACCTACAAATGCGTTGCCACAAGTTAGCCAATTCGAAAATGCGCCTACAAGCACGGAAGGATTAAAATTACCTTCTAGCGTTTTAACGGGTGAGACTGTAGAACCTGGTGCGCCACAAGCCCCAGGATTGCAATACACCTTATCCCCTACTGTATTTACGCCTGGCGGGGTTGATTATGGATTTACTCAAGCCACACCAACAGATACACTAACGTCTACGCCACAGACAACTCCAGGTCTGTCTCCGCAAGCTCAGTCTGCTTTGCAATCCGTCTTTGGATTTGGACTCGGTACTGCTTTAGCTCCTAAGTCAACAGGATTAGGTGCTATAGGAGCAAGTACAACTGGAATAGAGTCTTCTGGCGGTACAACAGGCACAACGTCTTCTACAACAGGAGGTTCACCTGGTGGTACTGAGTTAGACCCTAGCACGGGTAAAGCACCAGAGTTGGCATGGGGCGATAAATATTCATCTTTGAAGGAAGGCTTAAACGTATGAGCGCAATTAAAAAACTTACAGGCATGGGCAGTGATGTTCGCCAGATTGCCAAATTGTTGCAAGCAAAAGCCCCTCCAGGTCACAAACTAGCTTTTATTAGCGAGGAAGAAGCTGCACTCTTAAAGAGTCGTGGCGGTTCTGGACGCATTACTCCAGAGGGTATTCCTTCTTATGAAGAAACTTATTATTCAGAGCCTACTAGCGTACAAGGTATGCAACCTGTTAGTGAAGCTGTTCCTGTTACTGCCCCAGCGCAGACAGGGTCAACATACTATACAGACCCAACAAGTGCACAGGGACAAGCACCTGTTGCGTCAACACCGTCGCCCGCAACATCTGACACATCACCGTATAGTTTTAGTGCTAACACGGGAGCTAATCCTCCTGCGTCATCTGATTCTTTAAGAATACCTAGTTACAACGAAAGTTTAGCGTTGCCTAGCTCTTTGCAAGCTCCTGCATTAGGTTCATTACCCGCTACGCCATCTGCAACAGCTGCTCCTGCTATACAACCAGCGTACAGTTTTAATGCTCCACCAAGTTCTACTGACGTTGGCGCTGCAGCAGTCTCTCCAACAGCTCCAACTGATAAATCGTTCTACGACAAAACTTTAGAAGCTCTAGGTCAACCAAAAACGTTGGCTGCCCTTGGTATTGGCGGTGTACAAGCAGCTTTGGGAGCTAATGCGGTACGTAAAGCTCAACAAGATGCTGCTAAAGCTAAAGAACAATTACAGTCTATGGCTGCGCCTTATCAACAACAGGGTCAGCAATTACAACAGTTGGCTCAACAAGGTCAACTCACTCCTGCTAACCAACAAACTTTACAGGCTGCACGTGCTCAATTAGCCCAAGGTGCTGAGGCTAGAGGTGGTGTAGGCGCAGCTCAAGCAGCGAACCAAATTGCCACATTAACACAAAGTTTATTGGCTAACCAAATGAACATGGGTATTCAGTTGCAAGGCGTTGGCGATAAGATTGCTCAAGGCGCTATTCAAACTGGCATCCAAGCTGACCAATATATCAATCAACTTACCTCTAGCTATGCTCAAAACATTGCTAGAACGGTTGCAGGAGCTGTTGGCTTGCCTGGTCAAACGCAAACCACAACAACAGTTCAACAATCATAAGGGGTAGACATGGCTGAAACACTATCCGACATTATGGGCATAAAAGACCCATTTGCTCAAAACGTTCTTAAAGCATCAAAAGCCAAGGGCGAAGTTGAAGCTGCAGAAAAGCAAGAAAAGGTTTATGGTCAGCAAGAATTGGCAAAAGCTGAAGCAGAAACCACAAAGAAATTTGCAGAAGAGCGTGAGCCTAAAGAGTTAAAAGAAAAGTACGAAAAAACTGTTGATGAGTTAGGCAAGCCTTTTATTCCTACGCAACAGACTGCTGGGGATTTGGGCACTATTTTTGCCATGACTAACATTCTTGGTTTTTTGATTGGCGGTGGTGCTAAAGGTTCTGCTCAAGCTGCTTTATCTGCCCAAAACGGTATGCTAGAGGGCTATCAAAAAGGTCAGCAAGACATTTACAAGAAACAAAAAGACATCTTTGACGAGAATCAAAAAGCTCTTAGTAAAGCGGTAGAAGGATTGAGAGACGAGCTTAAACGTGCTGCTGAGACTGCTTCTGTCAATAAAGAACTAGGATTGGCGCAAGCTAGACAGGCTATTGCAAACCATCAAGCAAAACAAATGGGTGAGTATTTGGACAAGATGGGTGTCGCAGCAACTTATGAGTTGTCTGAAAAGGCTTGGCAAATTAATGAGAAACTAAAAGCTGAAAAACGTGCAGAAGAAGACCGTGCGGAAAAACGTGCTCACGATAGAAAAATGGAACAAGGCACATTAACTCCTTTTGTTGTTACTGAAAATGGAAAACAAGTGACAAAGTTGTTCAATAACAGGACTGGAGAAATTACATTAGCTAAAGATAACCTGGCTGGAGCAACTAAAGTTGGAGCAAAAGAACCTGGGGAAAAATCATTAAAAAAAGGCGAATATCAAGCTAAATTTGTTTCAGATATTATTGGAGAACCTGTTGATGTTGATACTGCTTCTAAAGCAGTGGCTGGTACTCAATACAAACAAAAGTTAAAAGATTTGCAAGAAATGAATACTACATTAGGTGGAGTTCCTGGTTTAAAAGTAGACTTTGCAGACTATATTAACAAAGCTATTGCAACTAAAGCAGGTCCAGACGGAAAATTTTCTAAAGAAGATTTAGATGCTGCTTATGAAGAATTAAAAACAGACCCTAAACTTTCTAAATCTTTTAGTGCTTTATCAGATGATTCTAAAGTAATGGCAAAAGCTGAACTAGATGCTGTTATGCAAAATTTGCAAACAAAATATGGAAATCGTGCTCCTGTTGCGGAATTTAGAGCAACTCAAAGTGTTTTGTCTAGAAAAAATATGAGTGCATCGTCTTATAACAGGGTTTTGGCAAATGAAATTCAAGCCACAGATGATAGATTAAAAGGATTAGGTCTTAAACCTACGGCTGTTATTGCTTTAGAAAGACATTTTGCAAAACATCCTAATGAAGTTTCTTTAGTTCAATCTATCCCAGAAGACACTCAAAGTTCTGTAGATACAACAACAGGTTATCCTCCTACAAATTCAAGTGGATGGGTTTTACATCGTGATTCTCATGGAAATTATGGATACGTAAGTCCAGACGGACAACAAGTAGAGGAGCTTGAATAATGGCTTTTGATTTATCTACAGCAACTCCTGTTCAACCAAATGTTCCAAGCAATCAAGTAGGATTTGACTTGTCTTCTGCTCAACCTGTTGCAACTACAGGCGGTGGAGCTGCTTTATTAACCCCAAAGCAAAGAGCAACGCCTGTAAGCCCTGAAACAAAAGAACGTGTTCAGTCTATTTCTGAAAAGTTAGGAGAATACTTTTTTGAGCCTCCAACGAGAGAAGATTTTTCTCTGGGAGAGTTGGGAGTTGGGGCGGGGTTAGGTGCTGCTGCGGGGACTTTAGCTCCTCCTGTTTTAAAGGTTGGGGGCAAAGTTGTTGGTAAATTGCCGTTTCCAGGTTCTGGAGTTTTAGGTGCAGGGATGACCGCTGCGGGCAAATATTTGTCAGAAGCTCCGTTGTTAAAACGAGCAGCAACTGGAGCTGTAGGAGGAGCTGTTGGGGAAGGGTTAGAACAAACAGGAGAATATTTTGGAGTACCTAGAGCTATAACCATGCCACTGTCTTTTACTGGGTCTGGATTGGCTATGAGCTTGTTAGGTGGAGAAGGAAGACGAGCAAGAGAAGCTGAAAAAGCATTGGCTGAAAGTGTTGGAAAAACTGGCGAAGAAGCTAAAACAGCTATTGCTCAAAAAGCTAAAGGTGAAACTCAAGCCGAATACGAAAAACGTGCCAGACAACAGACTTCTTTAAAAGAAGCTGAACAAAAATTTACAACAGAAGCACAAAAGAAAAATGAGGAATCTGCTCGTTCTTTTGCAGATTTAGGTACGCCCAAGAAAGTCGCTGAGTTAGGCGATGAAATGCAACGCAGGATTACTGGTACAGAATTTACTGGCGGGGCTAGAAGACAACAAAGAGCTGCTGAAGATTTTAAGAATTACTTTAAACAAGCAGAAGGATTTGAACAATCTAATCCTAGACAAATCATGCTTGCTCGGTTGGAGAAAATGGCTTCCGAACCTAGTTCGGGTTCTGCTGGTCGAGAATATGCTGCTAAAGCATTGAAAGATTTGCAAGAATCTAAAGACGCTGTTGGCACTGAATTAGAGTTTAGGAAATATTTTGAAAAAGCATCTGCCCCTCAAACGGAAAATTACACAGCTGTACAACAGGAAAAAAACAGGGAAATAAGCGAAATTATTGGAGACGCATTAAATACTCATGCTCCATTACGGCAAACAGCTAGAGGAAATTACAAAGAATTTAGTAAGTTTTTAGATTCATACGAGACATCATTTGGCAAAAAAGGTGTTGCGACAGAAGCAAAAGTTCCTGGCGAAGTAAAAATGATGCCGACTGATTATCCTAGTTATTATTTTAAAAACAGAGATACTCTTAATTCTTTAAGAAAACAACTTGGAGGAGATGAGGCAGCAGTTCGTAAGTTTGCAAATCAACACGTTGTTAACGAGTTAGAAGGGAAAACGGCTGCTCAGGCTGCTGATTGGTTAAAAAACAATTCTAAATGGGTTAACGAGGTTGAAGGATTAAATACTCGTGTAAATCGTTATGTTCAAAAACTTTCAGAAACCGAACAACAGGCTAAAAAATTATCAGAGTCTGCTCAAAAGCTAGGTGCAAAAGCTAAAGAAATTGGGACTGTTAGAGAAACAACGGAATCAAAAATAGCTCAAACAGCTTCTGACCAGAAAAGAAAAATAGATGAATTTAAAGAACTGCTTAATGTAAACCCTAAGCAAGCTAGAGGAATTGCAGACAACATGGTGAGTTATTTGGCTAAAAACAAAATGCTCCCAGAAGCAAAAATTAAAGCCTTGCAAGCAGACATTGAGAAAGTAGACAAGACTGCAGCTCAAGCTCAAAAAGCATCTGAAATTAGAAAACTTTTTGTCAAGTACGGAGTCATATCTGCTGGAGTTCCTTTTGGAGCTTACACAATTGGAAAAACGTTTTTAAAGGATTAGTCATGCCACTCAAAAAAGGAAAAGCTCGTGAAGTCATTTCAGAAAACATTAGCAAGCTCACAAAAGAGGGTGGTCGCCCCAGGAAGCAAATTATTGCTATCGCTTTGTCAACGGCTCGTAAGTCCAAAAAGCCAGGAAAAAGGAAGTCAAAAAGATGAGCGACAAAAAACCTAATCTATCTGTTGGCAGGGGTGAGAAACAGTCTGTTGCAGCTGGTGGTGGACTCACTGCGAAAGGCAGGGCTAAGTACAACCGTGCCACAGGAAGCAATCTAAAAGCGCCTCAGAAGTCTGGTCCACGTCACAAGTCCTTTTGCGCCAGGTCTAAGAGTTGGTCTGGAGAACGTGGAAAAGCAGCTCGTAGGAGATGGGGATGTCGGTAAAAAAGGATAGTTGACATTACTGTAGTTCTACGATAATATCTTGTTAGGAGGTATTGTTATGGAACAGTGGAAAGACATTAAAGGATACGAAGGAATCTATCAGATTTCAAATTACGGCAGAATAAAGTCTTTAGCAAGAAAAGTTGGCAGTAGGAATGGTGCATTAAAACCATTGCCAGAAAAAATTGTTAAACCGCTTTACACAAAAGCTGGATATTTAAATCTTGTAGCTTCAAAAAAACAGGTTAGAGAAACGTTAGTTGTTCATCATTTAGTTGCAAAATACTTTATAGGTGAAAGACCAGAAGGATTGGTAATTGACCACATTGACGGAAACATTACCAATAACCATGTATCAAATTTGAAATACGTGACAAATAAAGAAAATTTAAGAAAGCGTCACGACATCAAGTTGGATGAAAAAAAAGTTAGAGAAATTTGGGGGTTGATAGGAGAGGGTAAGCCACAAGGTCTAATTGCCCAAATGTACGGAATAACTCAGCCAATGGTAAGCGGAATTAAAACAGGAAGGGCTTGGACAGATGTCAAGGAAGAAAGAGAAAGGGCTTAACCCTGAGTTAGAAAAACATATAAATCAGCTTTTGACTATTGTCATGGCTGACGATACCGCTTCCATCACAGAAAAAATGAAAGTGGTGGACCGTGCGCTGAAACTTGAGGCTTTGAAGGCAAAAGTGTCGGATGATGAATACGGTTCAGGGTTCTTTGACCACGCAGACGAGGAAGACGATAAGGATATATGATAATATGATTACCTTTAACAGGAGGGTACATCATGGATTCAGTAGCTTTAATTCGTCTGGCTTTGGAAGTCATCTCAGACCGATTGATAACGATATTGGCGTTGTCGATGAGTTGCGGACTGGCTTGCTACACAATGTGGGCGGGGGATTGGACAAGAGTCGCAACTTTGAGTATATTCGTACTATTCAGTTACCTAGTCGTAACCAACAAGGAGAGAAGTAATGCCAAGCAACAACCGAAGTATCAACCCGATGAGTCCGAGTAGTGACTATGAGAATAGCCACATGGCTAACTCTAAGCATCAAAGACCACATGAGATGAATCAACAAATAGCTAAGTCTATTCGCCCACAACTTCCTAGAGACGGCACTGCTGATATGGAACGCTGGACTCCTGGCACGTTGCCTAAAGGTGGCTTCAGGTCTGTTATTGACTTCTCTGGTACACCTAGCTACAACACCAAAAAGTCGCCTACATCTGGTAGCGGTAAGAAGGTGTACTAATGGCTAATAATATTGCTTTTCAGGCTATGGGTAACACGGTTGCCCTAGTCGCTTCCTCAGCAAATACACAATCAACTGTTGCGAACATCACAGCATTGACTCCTTGTCAGCAGTATTTGATTACCAATCAAGATTTGACAAACATTGCTTTTGTGCAAATTAGTTCAAGTAGTACATTTAATATTGCTTCTCCTAATGCAACAAACAGTTTTTTTGTAATTCCTGTTTCTCCTTTTAACAGCAGAGTCATCACAGCAATGCAAACAAGCGCAACTGCAAACGTTTATGCTCGTATCATTTCTCCTGGTACGACAACAGTTTACGTGACTCCTGGAGAAGGTTTATAGACCCGTTTACGTTGGCGATGATGGCGTTCTCTGCTGTAAAAAGCGGAGTGGCTGCCTATAAGGAAATCAAGCAAACAGGCGGGGAAGTTGTCCAAATAGTAAACGAGCTAAGTGGTGCACTTGGCTCTTTTTTTGACCATCAAGACCAGGCTAAGAAGGCTGACGCAGAACTCAAGAAGAATCCTCCCAAGGGAAAGTCACTGCAAGCTATAGCCCTAGAGAACGTGTTGCGTAAGAAACAACTAGAACAGGCTGAGTATGATTTAAGACAGATGCTTGTCTACGAGTCACCTCCTGAGTTAGGTTCGGTCTGGACAGAGTTTGAAGCAGAGAGAACCAGGCTAGTAAAGGAACAAGAGGCGCTGGACAAAGCTCAAAAAAAAAGGAACTGCTCGAATCACACGAAAGGCGTATACGAGCAGGAAACGTCAAAGTGGGAGTCGCAATCTGTATCGCTGTTTTCGTTGTTGCGTTTACCATTGGCGGTTTGATGTACCAGATTCACCTCTGGACAGAGGAACGCAAGAGAGAAGAACGTTGGTATATTGAGTTTCACAGGAAATTCGAGGAAAATAGCAAAGAGATAGAGTGCTACAAGATATTCAGAGAGACAGGATATTTACCTAAATACTGTAAGGATTGATATGGACTGGTTAAAAACGATTGCACCCACGATTGCCACAGCTCTTGGTGGACCATTTGGTGGACT